CAGGTATAATCGATGTTATGAATCCTGCACGACCCGTTCGGGAAATAAGGAAAGATTCTGAGAACCTTATAATTACGTGCTGATGTTAATTATATCTAATCGAAACAGTCAAAGGCGACCGCATTCTCTTGTTGACCAAAAGAAATGAAGCTACCTCCTTCATATTCGCTAAGCAAATTATCGTAAGACAAGGATATTAGATTTAGTTTCTTGTCTGAACTTTCATTAAATTTAGCAATACGTTGATTAATGGCTGTCTTTTGTTGATTAAAGACCTGTTTCCCAAACATGAAATATTCGCGGAGAGCAGTCTCGCAGTTTTGTTCGGTTGGCTTGAACAAGTCATCCGCTTTGGATGCCCACTGCCAGATGTTATCAATTATCTCTCTCTGTAAGGGTGCTCTGCTATTAGAAGCGTCTAACTCCATAAAATCTGGATTGTCCGTTCCTATAGTAAAATTCCGCTTGAGGAATATTGTATTTTGAGGCTTTTTGTGTTGGAAGATTGTCGATTCTTTGTCACCAGGTGTGATGGTCATACCTAGTCGCTCTATATGAGGTTTAATAGTGTTACCATTAAACGATTGAACCCAATCGCTTGTAACTGACAACACTATGTCATCGCCATATATTGCGCAAGCAACATTCTGTCTATAGATTTTAATATCACAATTTACTTTCAAATCTTTACAAATAAGCCTAAATACGTAATACATCAAGAGGTCATGGACTATACAGTTTAGCTCAGCTGTAATTGAGCAACCACTGCACTGACCTGTGGATTTTACAAATAGGTGGTCTTTCACCATTAATGTTGTATAGACTAGATCGTATAACAGAACTCTTCTAACTTTAAAATTAGGACTACCCTTTACATCACCGTACCAGTAACTAACAATATCAGCAACACTCATCACCAACTCGGGATGAAGATGCTGATCCCAGTTCTTGTAGTCGAAGTCCTCCCATTCGAAGGCTTTCTCCTCAAGTCTGGCTCTTAGCATGTACCAGTGTTTTGCTGGATCCACACCAACACAACTCGATAAACGAGCAGCGTTGTAGTGCTGAGCAATAACAAAGGCACCGAAGTACTTACGGATCAATAAATTGTAATCCATCGGAAGACATTGGAATATTCTGGTCTGTCCGTTGATAATTTTAGCTTTCGGACGAACTTCGTCTTTAAGACAGGCATATGCTATTGTTGGTATTTTAATTCCCTGTCTTGCTTTTTCTTCTCTGAGACATACTTTCTGCTTTAAATAAGTTGACATTTCATACTGTTTTAAACCGTTATTGTTTTCATTTCCAATTTCATTAAACCACTTGAACTTACCGAGATCTTTGGCACCTTTTTGTTTAATATAAGGATAACCAGGACTCGTACGCATATCAATCTTCTTAAGATAGGGTTTCTCCCCATTAACCATCTGAAATTCGCTTAACAACACCTTTTTACAACCCATAGGGAGGTTCATGGTGTTACACAAATCCACAGATAGTTCTTCCACTGCTATTGATAGCTCCTGTGTATTTACACAGCCGATGTTATCGTCGTAGCCCTTAAGAGCCCGAAAGACAAGTGATCTTCCAATAAACTGCGCGTCCATTCTAACGTCTTTGTTATATAGAACGGCAGGTTCAAATTCCAAGGTTTCTTTGTCTTGAATCAAAGAAGGTAAATACTTACTATAAACTGGTTGAGAAACTCTCTTTTCTTTAGGTATATGACCTAAATATTTGAGAGATTGATACTCAACTTCTTCTGTTGTTGGTATTAGGTTTATAGCAGAAGTCTCTACTAAATCTTCTTCGAAGCTATCACAAAGATTCTCTTCTAGATCAAAGTTATTTATTGCTTCCTCTAACATTTGTTTTGTTATCGGTTTAAAATAACCTCGATCCGTCTTAGTATCTCTGCAGACTTGGATGCCGAGGATTTTGTTCTTAATTGAGGGTTCAGTGCTGATCAGCAAGGAGCCGGACTGGCCCTTTTTGACTGGCAAATCGGTACTGTAAGTGTCTAACGCACTGAAGGAGCCATAGACACTATTTTTTGTGTGAGGGTCGGCCTTTACACCTGGTATTAAAACCGGGCATATTAGCCTATCGGGATCAAGAATAGAGACGACAACACAATATTGTGGGCCATCTGGTACGCTATTCTCGACAAAGTGATTGATTAAAGATGCGGCATGTGGCACGTGATTGTCACATTGGTAGACTCCCGCATCCAAATTTCCTAACCTAACATACCTCTTAGGGTTGAAAATTTGTTTTCTGATCTGTTGACCGATCGTACGGTGGTATATTATTACTTCAAATTCTTGCCCGTCTACTAGGTGCTGCATGAAGTGATGGTTCGTAAGCAAACAAGTTCCAATTATTCTTGTAGCTGTGTTATATCTAGTTTTTCCACCGCATTCATATCTAAGTACGCAAATACTTTCTTTATAAAAGATTCTAGTAACCAAATCGTAAGTGTTCTGATTTGGTATAACATCTCTTAAACTATTCTCTTCTGAACATAAGTCTGTCTGAGCTAGTCTAATAGGTGTTTGATGTTGAATTTTAATTCTAGTTGCTAGAGACCTATTAGGGCCACTAGAGTAAGCTAGTGTAGAATCTTCTAAATAATCTGATCCTGTTCTTGAATACCAAAGTACTGAGCATGTTCCTATTACTGCAACAACAATTGCTAGCGGATGTTTTGATGCTTTTGAGAATATATTTTTAATTATATCCCAAAAACTGCTAAACAATTGTTTGTATTTATTAATAATAGGGTCTTCACAAGTAACTTCGTACCGTCTAAATTCAGATATACTAGGTATGAATGCAAGTGTGCCACGAGACATATCACAGTGCGTTCTGTAATTTTTGTTGGTAGTAATACATGAATCGCAATCACAGTCATATTGTTCAACTGTGCAGTGCATTAATGGTGAGTTTGTACATAAATAACATGAACATTCTTGATCTTGTAATCTTTTACATAATGGATAATAACGTGATAATTGATCAAAAGGCACTTGATAGGTGGATGGAATTGTTTTAATGGATGGTCTTCCTAACATACATTTAATAGATTGAGATTCTTCTAATACTGCTACTGTTGTAGGTGTTAATACTTTCTTTGGCTCTGTATAATGACATTTAGTTATAGAACTTGCACCTAACTGATATTTATTTCTTTCAACTTCAGGAATAAATCCTCCTTTCTTAATGCTATCAATCATGCCGTTTACATTTAATGCAGTTGTTCCACTGTTTAAGATCTTCTGCTGAAGCTTATACCATTGACAATAAAGGTCAAAAATGTATAAGCACAGTTGTTCAAATCTATAACGATGTAATACTGCACGTGTTTGTTGATCAACAACATTGTAAACAACCTGTTGAGGCATTCCAAGCTTTTCTAAGTAAGGATCTAGCTGTTCACCTGGTTTAGCTAGTAAATCGGGGACAACTTCGATTCTTACATTCATTCTTCGCACTAATGCGTCACGATCAATAATCTCCTTCCTATTCATTTGGTAATCATTTGAGGTAGTAAGTATAAATTTTGAAGTAAAAGGTGTTCCTTTATCTTCAACTGCAGCCTGTACGGTATAAAAGGGCTGACTAGATACCATTTGAATGAGAAGCAGAGCTGAAGGTGTTGCATCACCAATAACTGAAGCATCCTGAAATAAATCATCTATAACTACTGAATACTGACCATGATAATTTGTTAAATATTTGTCACAAAAATTCATGGAATAACACCAATCCCCTTCATCTTCTGGTATTCTTTCTGCTGCATCATGTTCTTCCCAATGCTTTAAAAATTCTTTTAATCTACTTAAAATATGTGGTGCTATAGTAGATTTTCCTGATCCTGATGGTCCAATAATATTTACCCAAAAAGGTACAAATCTTGTCCCACAGCTTGGTGGCATTTTTCCAATAGTCATTATTGATGATCTTGTATGTTGTAATTTAGTAAATAACCATTGTTGTGTTGATGATTTAGTGCTAGATGATGGTTCTTCTGCTATTTCTTTGGCCATTGCTTCTAATACTCTATCACACCATATAAGCTCTGCCCTAGACTTCTCACTTCTTGAAACTGCTGGTAAATTTGCAGGATTTCCCACAAACTCCAGTTTCTCAAAGAAATCTGCCTTGGACAAACCTTCTGGTGTCATAACTTCAATTTTTGACAATAGCCTAGAAATATGACCACCATCTTTATCCAATAAATAATTAAATGCTGTATCTTTAATCCATCCTGGAAATTCAGTTAAAATTTTAAAAATGTTTTTAATACTAACTCCTGTTCTTGCTACATTATAAAATGCTTCTGCTACACGTTTAGATTGAGATTTATTAGCCATAGATTTATCATCATAAGAATTCTTACCCATTAATACTGCTGTTAATATGACTAATATTGTAGCTAAAATTGAACATGTGATTGGTAATGTTTGTTTAAGTTTATCTAAAAATTTTGAAAATTGGCTCTGTGTTACTACTGGTGGAACGATATTTATATCACCTAATTCTTTTTCTAATGTACTTATATTTTCTTGTTCTAAAGCTGTTGCCTCTAATCCCTCTGAATGTTGTTGTGGCGAGGTACCCGAGATTTTTGAAATGATAAAGGCATATGTATCTTTAAATAAGTCAATGATAATTTTAAATAAATTTGGTAATTTTACGATTTTATTAATTAATTTAATAAATGCCCATACAATAGTATAAACATTAAAGTTAGTAGCTAAAAGTGTTAAATCTGCTAATAAATCATTTTGAACTTCTGTTATATCAAAATCTGCTGCTTTATAAGCGTAATATGTTGTAGCTATAGAGCTTCCTATGGCTTTTCCCATATTACTAATCATATCAGTTAAACTTGTCTCTTCTAAATCACTATTAGGAAGGTCATTGTCTGAATCAATAACTAAACATTCATCTCCTAGTATTGCTACTGGCTGAAAACAAATGCAATTAAAATCAGGTGGTAATAACCATCTATCATAGTCTCTTAACATAGGTGGTACTGTGTGACAAGTATATAATTGATAAAATATTTGAGCATAAGGTGGTTCAAAACGATTTTCTGAAATAAAATCATTACAATAATTTGCTATCCAATTAACTTTAACACTGCTAGTTTTAAGATATAGTTCACTAACAGCCATTATAATCATGTATTTTTCTGCATACTTGGTTGAATTTGAAAAACTTCCATTAACTATAAAACGATCTAATCTTCTAATAAAATCACTATTTAATAAATTATTATATACTTCTACAAAAATTTGAGATTCTAAATAATTTGAAGCATAAGGTAAATGAATTTTAATACGATTACATGAATGACAATGATGTTTAGTATCTGTTAATGGTAATAAACTAGAATATTTACTTTGATAAACTTGATACATGTGGTAATTATTATAAGGATGAATTGATAACAATGGTAATCTAATGGTAATATGTGATTCGGAAATAATTGGTGAAGTTGCTCCGGCCAAAATTTTACATCTTTCTGTATTCATTATAAATTGGAGCGTGTTTAATCTGGATTAATTAAGACTATTCAAAACTTTATTGAGGTCTTAAAATAGGCATTAAACTTTCCTATTGTTTATTATACTGATTTACATTTCAGCCATAATCCAAAACTTAAAGGCGGGATTATGATTACCAGTGGTAGATTATACTGTAATTAAACAGCCACAATTAAAACTTACAGGCGTAATTGTGAGTACCAGGATTTAAATTTAAATAAATAACAACTAAAATAAATAAAAAAAAAAAATTTAATAATAACTAAACTAAGCTCAACTTCTGCATCACACCCATTGTTAGATTTTAGGTTTTACTAAGACAAACGATCACTCTATGAGTTTCTGATCTAGTCTAAACTAACAATATAGGTTAATAATACATAAGCACATAAAATAATTAATCTTGCGATTAATTAAGTTCGAAAGTTATTATCCTTATCTAAATTAAAATTATCCATCCCAAAGAACACAACATGATATAATAGTTGGCGAAGCTATTATATAAGCTGTTCCAGAAACTTTATATTGATAATTTTAAAATAGACGAATGAATAATGAGACGACGTGATAAGCTCGATTATTACAGGTTCCTGATTATGATAATGAAATAAAGTTTTAAAGAGTTGATATACTAAATATAGAATTAGTAGTATCAATTGGTGGGGCTCGCGCATAAATTAAACGAAAATCATCTCCAGCTGCAATATATACGTCAACTGAAAAGATTGTACTAGCTTCTGCTACTTCTGTAAATAAAACTAAACCCAATTGACCATTTGCTGATATATCAAACAGAGTAGGTATAGTTGTTGATGCTACACTAGCTGATGTTAATAACATGTTAAATTTGCTGTAATAAGGTATTTCTACTTCTAAAGCACAATCCTGAGATAGTTGAGTTCTAACCATACCAAAACCACCATAATCAGACATTAAATTAGGTGATGTAACGGCATTAGGTAGTGGTATTGATGAACTAGCTAAAGTTGGTAAATGTACGACTTGTAATGCTGCTGTCTGATTCTTATCGATTCTCGCTATAAATTTGTATCTTAATGAACCTGTCCAACAGTTATACATTTTACTCCAATAACTTAAATAAACTGATGAAAATCCTGTAGTAGATGAAAACAATGTTGGTGATACTGGTAATAATCTAAAATCTATACCTTCATCGGTAGTAAATTCTTGAGTTACTGCTGGTGAAAATCTTTTAATTAGGTCTAACAAACTATAATCTTCACCAAAATGTTGTCTTGGTATTGAAAAATTTTGGTTATAAGATAATACAGTAACATTTTCACTTCCTTCATTCTTGTTAGTATTTAATAATAATGATGTTTCTTCTAATTGTTCTGCTGGTGGAGTGGGTGGTTTTACAACTCTACTTAAAACTGGTGTTTGAGGTACAAATAATGAAAAATCTGATGACGCTGATACATAAATATTTATCTCAACTGATGGTGCAACATTAGAAGCAAAAGCTAATGTATTTTGTACATAACAAGCTAAAACACCTGTACATGTATCTGAAATTTGAGATATATTAGCATCCATAGGCATAAAAGTATTTTTCATTGCTGTTGATGATGTGAATGGAACAATAAAACGCGCTGTCGATGATTGTTGTATATCTACAATGACATTTGGTAATGAATCTGAAACTGATAAATAAGATGGAGCATCACTAACATTTGGTACATAAGCAAAGATTAGTTTACCAGAATGGAACTTTGTGGCAACAATTTCAATATCATACACGATACCGCC